CGGCTACGCCAAGAAGGAGGAGATGGCTGCGGTTAAAGCAGAACTATCTGCCGCACCTGCTGCGAAGCCCATCAAACACAACCCCGAAACAAAGCAAGTTCAAAAGATGAGTTCAAACCGCCCCGAAAGAGCGATTGACCGAGTCCTTGCACGAATCAACAATTAACAAATAAACAATGGCTACAACTACTTCAATCACTACTTCGTACGCAGGTCAATTTGCCTCGAAGTACATCTCTGCTGCTCTTTTGAGCGCAAACACGCTTGACAAAGGTCTCATTGAGATTCTTCCAAACGTAAACTACAAAACCACCTTGCAGAAGGTGAACACCAACGACATCGTAAAAGATGGTACTTGTGATTTCGATGCAACTTCTACCTTGACTTTGACCGACCGCGTTCTTGCCGTTGAGCCTTTTCAAGTAAACTTGCAGCTTTGCAAGAAAGACTACTACTCATCTTGGATTGGTGGTCAAATGGGCTTCTCTGCTTACGATAGCATCCCTGCTTCTTTCGCTGACTTCCTTATCGCTCACGTTGCTGCAAAGACTTCACAGAAGATTGAGCAGAACATTTGGAACGGTAACGCTGCTTCAGCAGGTGAGTTCTCGGGCTTCCTTTCATTGATGACTGCTGACTCAGACGTTATTGACGTAACCGCTACCACCGTGACTGCTGCGAACGTAATCACAGAGCTTGGTAAAGTTGTAGACGCTATTCCTTCAGCACTTTACGGTAAGGAGGATTTGACTATTTTCGTGCCACAAAACGTAGCGAAGGCTTATGTCCGCGCACTTGGTGGATTTGGAACTTCAGGTCTTGGAGCAAATGGTGTTGACAATAAAGGCACAATGTGGTACGGACAGGGCGATATGTTCTTTGACGGCATCCGCATCGGAATGTGTAACGGTCTTCCTTCTAACAAGATGGTCGCAGGTCAAACAAGCAACTTGTTCTTCGGAACAGGGCTTCTTGATGAGCGTAACGAAGTTCGTGTTCTTGATATGGCTGACCTTGACGGTTCAGACAATATCCGTGTAATCCTTCGCTTCTTCGCAGGAGTTCAGTACGGCATCGGAGCAGACGTAGTTCTTTACTCTTAATCCGTATAATGATTAACCAAGAGGGGGCTCGGGCTATGCCCTTGCCCTCTTTTTTAATTCCAATAAACAATGGCGTGTGATTTAACAAAAGGCAGGGCAGTACCCTGTAAAGACGTAACAGGTGGTATCCGTGCGGTGTACTTCGTAGATTATGGTGACTTGGGTACTATTACCCTCACCAACGATGAGGTAACCAACATTAGTGGTACATTCTCTGCTTACCAATATCTTGTAAAAGGCAATAGCTCTTTTGAGCAAACCTTCAACTCAAGTCGTGATAATGGCACAACCTTCTTCACGCAGACTTTGAATTTGACGTTGACCAAACTCACAAAGGAGGACAACAAAGAATTGAAGCTGCTTGCTTATGGTCGGCCTTATGTGGTGGTACAAGACTACAACGGCAACGCCTTCCTTATGGGTATGGTGAATGGTGCTGAAGTAACGGGTGGAACGATTGTAACGGGTGCTGCAATGGGTGACCTATCGGGTTACACTTTGACAATGGAGGGACAGGAGGCAATGCCTGCCAACTTCATCGCAGGTGCTACTACTGCCAATCCATTCGCAGGACTTGCAGGTGCAACTGACACGATTGTAGTGGGTTCTAACTCTTAAATGAATTAGGGGGGCGCAAGCCCCCTTATATTTACACAATGAGTACACTCAACAATATATTTGCAAAGTTCTCAGCTCAAGAGCCGAGAAAAATTGAACTTGCTAACCTTGAGCAACTCAAGGATGACTTTTTAAAACGATTTAAGAAGCATACGCAAGACCGTGATAATGTACTTGCTCGTGTTCGTGAACTTGCTGCTGAAGTAGGTAATTTAGAGCGTGAGGCAACTGCATTGAATAATGATATTGACCAAATTACGAAGTCACGCCAACAGGCTGAAAAATTATTTCGTGAGATTGGGATTGAACCACCGCAAGGCCTTGACCAAATTGGCAGTGTTCAGATTGCAGCATACTCTAATATGATTGCAGATACGTTTGGTATGATTGGTGAAATCGTAAGTAAATTCAAATAATGAAACAGATTTTTTCTAAAATCGCCAAAATTGGCGAGGAGGTACGCACAATGAAAGTTGAATTATCAATGAAAGATGATTTTGATTCGGCCTTCAAAGTAGCTGTTGATAAAGAATGGGATGCCGTTAATGCGGTGCAGATTTTAGTTAAGCAAATTCCTAATGTTGAAAGAGCTTTGAATGATGCAAAGGCTAAATATGTTGAAGCAAATGCAACAGGTCAAAAATTTGAATCAGCAGCAAAAGAGCTTGGGGTTGACATTAGTAGTGGAACTCAAGCCACTATGAATTTATCTGATTCAAAACCGCAAGTTATTGATAAGCTGATACAGAAACTCAAGAGCATTAAAAACGAATTAAATACTTTTTAGTATATTTTCATAAGCAAGTCTGAAGGGGTTGGCTAAACGTAGCGAAATAGTTAAGGGGGCGTAAGCCCCTTTTCTATTTTCAAACAAATTCAAAGTAAAAGGTTATTTACTTAAGATGCATATCCTTCAAGTATCAGCCTCGCCACAAGCCATTGTAATCATACCTCGCACATTTCCCGCGAGCGTTACGATTGCGCTGATTGATGAATCAACAAACACCACCGCAACACCTGCGGTTACTGCTGCCTCTGCTAATGGTTTTATGACCCTTACAGGTACGTTTGTACTTGTCAATAATAGATTCTATGGCTTGAAGGTATTCGCATCGGGAAATCTAATATATCGGGACAGGGTATTCGTAACTTCGCAAACAGACTACGAGAAATTTACAGTGAACCAAAACGTCTACACCGAAGAAACAAGCTACAATAATGAGTACATCATCATCTAAAGTCCACGTTGTGAACTTCAGTTCCTACACCACACCTGTTGTTAAAGAGGTTCAAGGGAAGGACTATGTAGAATACGGAGATAACAACGACTACTTCGGCTACCTAATTGACCGCTACAACGGCTCACCAACCAATAACGCTATCCTCAATTCCTTGATGGATATGACGTTTGGCAAGGGCTTGGATGCAACGGACTCTGCCAAGAAGCCGAGCGAGTACGCAGCGATGCGTGGCCTGTTCCCGAAGTCGTGCTTGCAGAAGGTAGTGGCCGATTATGTGATGATGGGGCAATGCTCTTTTCAGGTAGTGTACTCACAAGACCACAATATGATTGTAGAGGTGCAGCACATCCCCGTAGAGACGCTGAGAGCCGCAAGGTGCAACGAAGATGGTGAGATTGAAGCGTACTACTACGCAAAGGATTGGACAGACGTAAAAGGCAGAAAAGAAACTGCGGTACGCATCCCTGCGTTTGGCACAAGCAAAGAGGGATTAGAGATTCTGTACATCAAGCCATACCGAGCAGGATTCTACTACTACTCCCCCGTTGACTATCAAGGTGGCCTGCCCTATGCAGAACTTGAGGAGGAGATTGCCAACTACCACATCAACAACATTCAGAACGGCCTCTCGCCTTCGATGCTGATTAACTTCAACAACGGAGTACCGAGTGAGGAGGAGCGCAGGAGCATCGAGCAGCAGATTGCAACAAAGTTCAGCGGTAGTTCAAACTCGGGTAAGTTTATCCTTGCGTTCAATGACAATAAAGACCTTGCGGCAACTGTTGACCCTGTGCAGTTATCGGATGCTGCGGAGCAGTACCAATTCTTGAGTGCTGAAGCCACGCAGAAAATAATGGTGTCGCATCGCATCGTAAGCCCTATGCTTTTGGGTATTAAAGACAATTCAGGACTCGGCAACAACGCAGAGGAACTGAAGACCGCATCTACACTTTTGGATAACCTTGTAATCCGCCCCAAGCAGGAGATTATCATTGACGGCATCGACCAAATCTTGGCCTACAACGACATTAGCCTAAACTTGTACTTCAAGACCCTTCAGCCTTTGGAGTTCACCGAAGACGTAGTTACGCCTATGGATTTAGAGACTCGTGAGGAGGAGACAGGCGTTAAGTTATCAAGCCAAGAACCAAGCGATGAGATGTTTGAGGAGGCGTTTGCTGCTTTAGAAGAAGTAGGTGAGGTCGTGAATATGGATGAGTGGGAGCTTGTAGATGAAAGACCTGTTGACTACGATGCGGAGCAGGCATTGAGCAAGTACGCTTTTGCATCAACAGGCAGCGCATTCCCTAACGCCAAGAGCAGCCAAGACGGAGTAACTGAAGAAGGCAAGAGGTACAAGGTTCGTTATGCTTACGCTCCCGAGTCCGCAGCACTTCAGAAATCTAATAGCCGTGAGTTCTGCAAGAAGATGATAGCCGCAGGCAAGGT